TAATTGTCCTTCATAATCATCAGTATAAGAAATACCAATTAAAGAAATAGGAATATCTTCAGTTACATCTGGGTAATCACTAAACTGCTTCATTGTTACAGTATAGGATGGATTGAAGAAAGGCAAAATCTGCTCAAGTATTTGAACAGCATCTTCATTTGTCTTTGACAGAATGTTTAATTGGAAGTTTAAAATGTATGGCACAGAAGTAAAGAACTTTGTTCTTCTTGTTCTGTCATCAGTGACATTTTTAGTAAAGTTATTTACTTTTGGTAACTGCCTAGTAGGGTCAAAATATAAAGCACTAATCTCAAAAGACATTCTAGGAAGTCTCAGTGCTACTTTAGCATCATCTAAACTAGCAGTTTCTCTAATACGATCTAGAAACTTTTGCTTAGGTGCATATGATAATGGCACCTTCAATTGACTGATAGATTCTCCAGAAGCATTTGTGCGAATGACATGTAGGTTATTAAACAGCGCACCAAACGTTGCAACTACCTTTCTTGTTTTTTCGTGATAAAAGTGTGTTCCAAACATTATGACGGTTCTCCAAACGGATTGCCTTCACTGAAGTCTAGAATATCATCAGCAAAGCTTTCAAAGTCATCATTCTGTGCATTGTCTTGCTGTAATAGATTATCTCCTACAGAAGCAACAGTGCGAGTAATGTTACTCGACAATCCTAAAATTGTTCCTGTTGTAAACTCTCTAAACAGACCATCAGGCGTAGAGATATGTGATACTGATAATTTATCACTATCAGCATTCCAGTCTACAATCTCTGCCTCTACAATCTTACCACTGCTATAAACTTGTCTGATTGTTTCTCCAATCTGGAAGTCTACACCAGCACCCGGAGAAAGGTTGAGAATAGTCGCAGCACCAAGCACTTCTACATCATCTACAATTTCAAGAGAAGTATCAAAGTCTTCATCAGAGAATTCAAAGAGTTCAACTTCCATTCTATAGGTTGGAAGGTCAGACATTTGATAGAAAGGTCTATCATCAATCACTCTCATGATTTCAAAGATTTGATTGGAAAGTGTAAGGTAGATTAAATCACCTTCTTGTGGTCTATCATAGTCTACATGCTGACCAACTTCACGATTCCATCTTCTGCGAGAAACATGTAGTGTAGCTCTATCTCTAATCTCTACACCAAACTTTGTAAATAGTTCTTGGTCCCCGTCAAATCCATCTAGGTTCTCAAGATACATTTCAATTTGATATGCTCTATCGAAACGAGAAACTACATCTTCACCAAAGATACGATCTTCATTAACCAGTGTGCGGGGAATATACTGAACTTCTTGACCATAAATTTGCATGGATTCAATAATAATATTTTCATACAAATCCTGTTCAGATTGTACTGTTTGCGAAATGTATATGTTTCTCATAACTTACCCTACAAAAAAGTCAACAGGGAGTTCGTAGTTTGACCTAACTTTCTCTTCTAATCGTTCCAATTCTTGAGTAGCTTCTTCATAGATAATACGTCCATTCAAAGTCACTCCACCGGGAAGTTGCATACCTTCAAACTTACTTAGGTTTGCTCCCCACTGTTGCTTAATTAATTGTGTCAGGTAGTCTTTTAAGAAAATATCATTATACACGTCTGTATGCGTCTCTCCATCCACTGTAGACCATACTTCTAATACAATATACTCACCTTCATTTATATTCTGTGTTTCAAAATCTCCGTGAATATATACACGGTTCTGCAACCGATTGAAAGTGATTAGAGGATACCCATTAAGTTTCATATCAATGAGAGAAACATACTGCCGCATTTGCTCATAATAAGCAATGCCACCAATAAATGTATTTAAATCATAAAGATCATTCAAAGAGAACTGGTATTTGAAGTCAAAAAAGTTGCTAGAAGAAATACCTGATGCGTTGATAGGAATTAATCTTTTAACAAATACAATATTATCAGAAACTTCAATATATCCATTACTGATATCATCAGAAGTAACCTGATGCTTTAGATAAGTTTTAACTACAGCATCAGAGTTATACTCCTGAAAGAATTGTAAAGCATCGTCTAATCGGTCCTCCAGTTGTTGTTCATCAATATTAATTTCAATAACTGGAGCGCCGAGTTTTCTTAGACAATGATTTATTAATTCAACTCTTGAGGATGGACTAGCCATTCATTTCTTCCAACTTTGCTTTAACTTCATTAAGTTCTTGTTTCAACTCTTGCACTGCTTTCACCAGTACAGGAATTACTGCATCTGGTTTCAGCATCATTGTCTGTTCTTCATTATCCTTAGTCCATACAGACTGAGGAATAATCTCACCAATCTCTTGTGCAATGAAACCAAGTTGTTCGCCTTGCATTGCTTTGTTATCTGGAGAGATAAACTCAAAGCTTACAGGGTTCAACTGCTGAATAGTTCCAGTTGCATCCATAGTCAAAGTATTCACGTTCTGCTTATATCTAGCATCCGAGAGAACACCTTGTGCTTCTGAGTCAGCAAGAGTGATTACTGTCTGATCAACTGGTGTTCCAACAAAAATGTCAAGAGTATTAGAGTCAAGAGCATAGTAGAGAGGTTGGAAGATACCACTATCAGCAGCAGGCGCAGATGTTACGGTTCCACCAGCAGTTCCAGCAAGGTAGTAGTAAGAGTGTGGAGTTAAGTTTAACCCGTGGCCACTTACATCAAAGATACCAGAGGAAGCAACACTAATACCTACACCTGCCTGAATATCTGTTACAATATGAGAAGCAACATTATCACCAGTAGAGTCATAGTCAGCACCTGTCCACTTAGAAGTTGCTGTGTTATAGAAGACTGGAGAACCAACTACTAAACCACCTTCTCTCTGTGCAGAGTCATAGAAGAATCCTTCATCATAATTACCATCAACATAGATATTACCGACCATTGCTGCATGAGAAGTGCAGTAATATCTAAGTTTATTAGGTGCATCCATTGGGACAGTAAAGTCATAAATGTAAGGACCAGTGCCACCAATTTGACCGATTGCATTCCATCCAGAAGTGTAAGCATCATTATTATTAGCATCAGCATCTGCATTTCCAATTGCAAATGGATGCACACCACCATTTGTAACCTTAAATCTGTAGGTCTTACCTCTAGTTAAGAACAGATCAGGGTTATTGTTTGCTTGTGTTGGGAAACCATCACCTGTAAAGTGGTAATAATCAGAACCACTATTACCTACAGTAATAATCGTTTCTGCTGGTCTCTTTAACTCAATATAGTCAGAGTCGATATTGGCAAGTGCATCTACAAAACCATTAATATCACTTGTTGTTAATTGAGGAATAAGGTCAGAGTCAAATGCCGCACCACCAAACTTAATGTCTGGTGCTTCTAATAGAGGAATTCTAGCAGAGTCGATAGTTCCTGTAAGTGCTGATGCATTAAGATCAGTCAATCCACTACCATTACCAGTAAAGGTGCTTGATCCAATATTAACATTACCGAATCCACTAGTAATACTACCAGAGTTTAATGCCCCTGTTCCAGTAATATCACCTTGATGTTGTGTAATGTTCGATGAAGCAATACGAGCATCAGCGAATGTGCCAGAAGTAATATCACTTGTGCTTAAAGAAGGAATAAGGTCAGAGTCCCAATTTGTAGCAGAGGCATCCAAACCATTAATAAACGAAAGTGTTACTTTATCATCAATTGCAGAGTCTGCTCTAGCAGTTGTGTAGTAAAGGTTAGTAGAACCTTCAGGTAGCACATCTGTAGTTTCACTTGTAGATGCTACAATAGTAGTAATACCAACATCTGTACCTGTTGTACCTAAAGAAATTTGATCTGTAGTGATTGCATTATTTGCAATAGTAAGTTCGTTATTACCACCATCAACACTGATTGCTCCACCAGCATTAATTTTTAACTTTCCAGCACTAAATTCGAGACCAGAAGTATTACCTGTAGCTAAATCAACAGAAAGTGTGTTTCCAGATTTAGCAATACCATTCCCGGCAATAATTTGTCCAGCACCAGAGAATTGAATCCATACAATTTCTTCTTGACCAATAACGACTGGTCCTGTATGCGTAGTTACATATCCATTATCAGCAGCAACATCACCCTCTTCTACAAAGACAAATACACCACCACGCATTTCACTGTCTTGATCGGCATCTACAGCACGAGAAATTCTTGAAGCAGAATCATATACATAAATGCCGTTTTCGTAAGTAACTGTCTGATCTTTTACAAGAATTCTATCACCCGAAACAAGTGTCACATTATCAAGAACAGTTAATGCAGATACATCAATGTATGCCCCAACTCCATTATTACCACTATCATATGTACCAATAATGTTAGCAGTAGTTGCTGCTCTAACAGCATCTTTTACAGTAAGACCTTGTGCCATACCATCTACATAAGATTTGTTTGCAGCATCTTTATCTAGAACCGGATGTCCAACATTATGAATCACTTCATCTTCAAAAGATACACCAGAGTCTCTTGTTATTTGTAAGTGAACATCCTCCCCACCATCATGAATAATAAATCTAATACCACCATTAGCAGAATGTGCATGAGCATGAATATCTAATCCATTTTGTGGATCACCTGAGAAGTGTGCTACTTCTTCACCATTTGCAGAGTCAAAGATACCAATTTCATTAGTTGCCGTAATATTAGAGAATGTTACACTATCTGTTGTAGCAACAGCTTGACCAATACTTACTTGTCCAGAACCATTAATTGCAACACCTGTCCCACCACTAAAGATAGAAACTACATCAGGAGAATCTACACTTACTGTAGGAGTAGCAGTTTCACCAGTGTTATTTGCAAGGTTAATACCAAACCCTTCAGACAGTGCTGCAACATATGCACCTGTGGTTTTAGTTCCAAGCTCAACAGTATTGTTCCCAATTCTTGCAGCAGAGAAAGTGCCAGAAGTGATATCTGCTGTATTCAAAGAAGGAATTCTAGCAGAATCAAAAGTTCCACTATTAATCTTAGAAGCATCTAAGTTTGGAATATCACCAGCATTGGATGCTGGAATTCTAGCAGAGTCTAATACACCAGAAGTAATATCTTCTGCACTTAATGATGGAATACGAGCGGAGTCAATAGTTCCACTAGCAATGTTGTCAGCATTTAATGAAGTAAGACCACTACCATCACCAGTTAATACACCACTGATAGTTAAGTCAGAGTCAGCAAAAATTCTCTTGCCAACTCTGAGGTTATTTTTGACTACGAAATCTTTTTCTGCCACGGTTCACTTTCCCCCTAGCTTAAGTGAATTTATTTAATTATGGTTCTAGCCGGTTTAATGTTAATTGTTCCACGACCAGCCCTTCTCAGGAATCTAAGTCGAATATTAGTTCCATCATCATCCACAATAAAGTCACCAAAGTCACTATCTCCCGTATGAAGTTCACCAAACTCAGTGAATACGGAAGTTGTTCCGTCATATGTCGCCAAAATCTTTGTGGTCAATGTTTCATTATTACCAGAATCTTGAGCATGAATTGTATATTCAAGAGATGCAGCAGTATTACTATGCGCATATTCATCTACAGTAACAAGAGAAGAAGTGGTAACAGAGAAACCATTAGGTGTATGAACAATCTCACCTTCTGTGCTTAAATCACCACTAATTGTAAAGTCAGCAGCAGTTACTGTTCCTGTTACATTAATGTCACCACCTACAGAGACATTACCAGAAGCATCTATTGTTGATACATCAAGGGTAGTTGCCGAGATAGAATCAGTAACAGTCAACTTTTGGAAGGTTACTGTATCAGTAGTTCCAACTTCCTGTCCAATACTGATAACACCAGTGCCGTTAATGCCTACACCAGTTCCACCACTAAAGACTGTGCGGATACCATCAGAGTTTGGACCGACAAAAGTAAATTGACCATTTACGTTGTTATAGCTTAACCCAGCACCGAATGTTGTGGTGTTAGTTCCAACACTAATCGCACTTCTTGCTCTAGCATTGGTAAAGTAAAGATAACTCGCATTCTCAGTAAGGTCGGCAGTAGTAAATGGATCAAGTGAAATGAAATCAGAGAAATTACCACTTGGTGTAGTTACAGTTAATTCAGCAGTTGTATCATTATAGGATACTCCACTTACACCACCAACATTCGTTAATCCAGAACCATCACCTTTAAATGCTGTTGCTCTAACTGTGCCATCAACTAACAGCAGATCACTATCAGTGTCATAAGAAAGTTTAATGTCACTGTCTGTGCCAAAGATTAACTGAGAACCATCTGTGAATGTAATAGTGCCATTGTTAGTTACAAAGTCATCACTATCACTTCTCAGGTATCTATCAGCAGAAATACCACCAAGAGCATCTGCGTTGTTTGCCTGACCCGGATCAATTCTAGCATTGATATATGCAGAATCAATATAATCTACAGCATCTGATTCAAATCTAACTCTAAAGTTTACTAAGTTGCCGTCAATATCACCAGTTAAGACAATAGAACCAGCGGCTAAGTTTTCAGTGCCGATTGTCCATCTGTTATTACCTTCATCCCAAATGAATGACTTGGTAGCAGAATCACCTCTAATAACTTCAATCCCAGCATTCTCAGTTGGAGTGCCAGAAGTAAAGTTACTGTTAAGACTAATGATATTGTCTGCAAGATTAATCGTTTCAGTATTAACAGTAGTAGTGGTGCCTTGAACTGTAAGATTACCACCAACTGTAAGATTACCACCTACATTTACACTATCTGCTGTTTCAATAGTTCCGTTTACATAAATTCTAGAACCATTTGTATTCAGTTCAATATCACCATCAACGGTCATATTGTTAAACTGAACATTATCAGCAGTGCCTACAGGTTGACCAATACTAACTTCACCAGTTCCACTAATTGCTACACCAGTTCCTGCACTGAATACTGTTCTAACATCAGCAGAGTCAGGACCAGAGAAACTAAAAGAAGAATTTGAACTGTTATAAGTCAACCCAGACTTAAATGTTACATTGTTGGAATCTACTGAAAGTTCAGTAGGGTCAAGAAGTTTAATCCAAGCAGTGCCATTAGAATAATATGCTACATTTTGACTAGAAGCATAAGCAAACATACCACCGTATGTAGAAGCACTTGGAAGAACCCCAGCAGAATCAAATGTATTTGCAAAGTAGATTTTACCTGTTGTTCTAAGGTCTTGGTCTGTTAAGTCCCAATAGTCCCCTGTTTCATTCCAAATAAAGGAACGGTCAGACTCATCACCTCTTTCAATAACAAACCCAATATTTTCAGTTGGTGTTCCAGCATGATTGTAGTTTAACTTTGGAAGGTTTGCAGCAATATTAAATACAGAAGAAATAATATTGGTAGTAGAACCATTTGCATTAAGTGTGCCGTTTACATTTACAGTATCAAACGTTACATCATCTGTAATTCCTACAGGTTGACCAATACTAACTTCACCTGCTCCATTAATGGAAACACCAGTACCTGCACTAAAGACACCTACAATGTCTGCTGAGTCAGGACCATCGAAACTTAATTGCCCAGTTACACTGTCATATGTAAGACCTGCATCAAATGCTACACTATTTGTTCCTACAGAGATAGATGCTCTAGAACGTGAATCTGTAAAGTAAAGATTTGCAGAACCTTCAGTTAAATCATCTGTAGTCTTTGTGGCAAGTGCAACGTCAAAATCACTATCAAACCCAAGATATTGACCACTCAAATCTCTAGAAATCGAGTCAGGCAAGAATTGGTTTGCAAGTGTTCCGGAAAGAATATTGTCTACATTACGGTAGAAACTTGGGGGTTGACCACCAAATAAGGTAGCATCACCTGAGTCAAAAGACACACCAAGTTCAGAGATTGCAAATTTAGTACCATCCCAAACAGGCACCCTAGAAACTTCAATACCCGAATCATCAAAGTCTTCTAAGTCAAAGACACTGAATTCAGCCAAAGATACAGAAAGTCTTTTCTGAATCTCATCAATGACAAATCCACTGTCTAGTTTGAGAAATTGTCTATCCCCATTCGCATCTGATAAAAGGACAGAGTTATCTTCCGTAGGATTGCCTAAGGCTGGTTCGGCATTTTCGATGTCTAGAAAAGTATTCCGGTTGGAATCTAGATTATCTACTGACCTACGTTTTACTCTGCCGCTAAGAAGATTAGCCATTCTGTGACTCCAAGATACCGATTACTGCTTTTAATTTGTCTGCTTGAGACGCTTCCATTTTTACAACACTTCCTGTCGTAATAACCAACTTACCTGTTGT